TCTTTATGTGCAAAGATGTCCTTGAGTATTGACCAAGATACCATCTTAGCTTGTCTATATGTTGGAAAAACAATCCACCTTCTCTCGTTAGCTTTAAAAGGCTTAGACAATAAAAATAAAATAGAGAAGTAAGACTTCCCCCACCTTCTACCACAGGATAAGATTTTGTATCGTGTATCGTCTTTAAGGATTGATTTCCTTGTGGCATCAATCGTCCAGTCCATCTATATCAAATACCTTAATTGGTTCATCTGAAACATCTTTGATTCCTATGCTTTGACTCGGTTTACCCAAGATTCTATCTGAAAGATAATTTACAGCAGTCATATTGCCTTTCAATGCTTCTTCGTATACTTTTTCAACAACTGCTTCTAACATAGTCTTTTTATCTTCTAATTCTACATTAGCAAGATTGGTGATATATTCGTTCAAGGCAAATTCAGATTTAGGTCTGCCATTAGGATTTCCTGACATACCTTTTTTAAACTGACCTTTGTCATTCCTGTTATTTACCTGTTTTACAGGTTTTGTTGTTTTAGCTGCAGCCAAACTAATCACCCCACTATTTGAAGGTTATGTGTTCGTTATTAAAACGAAAGGGAAGGTGTTACCCTTCTACTATATAGGGAAAAAGACTACAAGAAACCCTTATCTAAGAGTTCTAAATGCTTGTAAGTGTTGATATTGTTGAGAAAGATTTTTTTTTGAGGACTACAAAAAACCCCTCGATTGAGGGGCTTTCTGACTTAACTGATATAGAGGTAGTTTACTTGTTTAAGTAAAAACTAATTTCATTGTATTTACCATCTTTATCCATAGCACATACTTCAATTAATACTGAACTATCTAATGGATAGCCATATACATTAATGTGTTGTACTGTTTTAATCATAAGATGAGTTGAACAATTCATTGGGTATCTATCTTGTGAATGATAGCTTGATTCTGTGAAATATGATATTCCATTAGAATTTAATGTCATGTAGTTATGGTTTCCTAATTTAGCAATAAGATTTAAGAATTTCTTTTTGCTGTTAATGTCTACATCAAAGCCATTTTTTGTGTTAAATGTAGTAATATTTGCTTCAGTAAGTTTGTTTTTTAATTCATTTAATTTCATTTTATTCTCCTTTAATTTAATTAACACTATAATATAGGGGGTTCTATTGCCAATGTCAAGAAAATAAGGAAATTATTTTTTTAGGCAATTTATCGACGAAGTTTGATACTATCATTTCTTCAGGTAAGTCATCTATGATATATTTATATCCATACTTCTTTATGGTTTCGGTACTAAAGTCCTCTATTAGTCTATATGTGCCTAATTCTATTTGATGTGGCTCAAAGACTACTATCTGCCTATGTGGAATATTGAATTGTATCAGGAAACTATTTCTATGGGTTAGCTTTTTGGCTTTATGTTCTTTGATGTGGAAAAAGGGTATATCAGCAAATAAGGATTGTACTTCTATCTTTATGGTTTTGTTCCTATAAGTTACTTTGAAGTCAGGTGCTGCAGTTATCTCCCTTCTCATTACTCTTATCACTCTATCTTGGTCATGGTTATCAAAGGTCGCAGTTAATTCTTTATATGGTGGCAAAGAGAATAGATAAGTAAATACATCTTCTACTAACCAACCTCTACATATATCCATAAAGTGTTGTTCAGGTGTTCTGTTGTCCTGGATGTGTGCCATTTCTTTATCCAGTTTATTATTAATGGTCTTTAGTTGCTGTTTATAAGAGTAATACTTGCTATGTAAGTAATGGTGGTAATCTGGATTATGAGATAGTTGTTTTAGCTGATTGTATGCCTTATCTAACTTATTCATTAATAATATTTTCTATAATTTGTGTACAAAGATTTATATCCCAACCATTTGATGCTCTATTACAAGCATTAGCATATGATTCATTTCCCAAATTTATTTCCCCATCTTTAAATCCCATTAATCTATAATGTTCTGCAATAGATAACTTTCTTACTTGATATTCATTGTTTTTCATAGGTTCAATTACTCTTATGATGTTGTGATGTGATTCTGTTAATGTTGGACTAATTTTTTTTATCATTTTATTATATAAGTCAGCAAAATAATATTCATCTTTATTATACTCTTTTTCATACAAATCAATCAACCTTCCTAAGTGTTTTCCTTTCTGTATTTGTTCTTGTGTTTTATACAATGATTTATCAGGGTTTTTATCAAGATATAATTCCATTGGTTCTACTGTATTAACATTAGGTGCAAGTTTAAAGAATAGTGGTATGTCTTTTGTGGTTGCATATATCCATACTCTTTCACGATTTTGTGGTGTTCCATAGTCTTTACTATTTAATAATTCCCAATGCACATTATATCCTATACTTTCTAATGATTTGATAATAGTTTCAAAAGTATGTTTATGTCTTTTTGAAATTAAACCTTTTACATTTTCTAAAAGTATACTTTCAGGTTTTTTTACTTTGCATATTCTTATAATGTCGTGGAATAATGTACCTCTTGTATCTAATTCACCTTTGCCACTACCTGCAGTTGAAAAAGCTTGGCATGGAAATCCACCTGTAAAGAAATTAAAGTCAGGCAATTCTTTAGGGTTTATTTTAGTTATATCTCCATAGAAAAAAGATTGATGGTTTTGTGAATATATTTTTATAGCAGATTTGTCTATTTCAGAAAACCCAATACATTCATAAGGTATTTTAAGTCGTTTCAATGCAAAGTGTGGACTTCCAACTCCTGCAAAAGCATCAAATAGTTTTATCATTTTCTTCTTAATAGGTGAGTTATCAAAGTGGCTTGTTTAGATAGCTTTTTTAATGCTCGATTATAGTAAGTCTTACAAGCTGATTCTGATATTCTTAGATTGAATGCTATATCTGCAAAAGGGTATTTATTTACTGCTCTTTCATAGAAGCATTGAAACTCTTGTTCTGATAGTTCCCTTCCCCCTACTACTCCAGTAAGAACATACTTTAATTCTTTCAACATTTTTGCTTGTTCTTTTTCTACTTCGTCTATTAGGTCTTGATAACTTCTTGCTGTGTTTTCGATATTGTTTTTCAAAACAATTCTCCTTGTACTTTAACTCCTTTTAATCTTGCTTCTGCTATATCGCAGTATTCTTGTTCTCTTTCTATGCCTATATAATTAAATCCTTGTTGCTTACAAGCTATTAATGTTGTTCCACTACCTGCAAAAGGTTCTAATACTATGCCTTCTTTAGGTGTTACCAGTCTTACTAAATATTCCATTAGTTTGATTGGTTTTACTGTTGGGTGATTGTTTTTATCACCTCGTTCTGCTTTACTTGCTTTGGCACAATAAAAGAATCTACTGCTTTCTTCAAATACTTCTAATACTTCTTCACTTCCATCGTGGATTATGTTTGCAGGGAATCTTCCCTCCCTATCAGGAGTTATCATATTTTTTCTTTCAAAAGTTCCTATTTTGGATTGTCCTGCTTTTTGTTTTTTTAATTTTTCAGTTCCAACTCTACACTCATCTATGTTTATTCCACCTGTGCCATGTGTTAAGACATTTTCTGCTACTGATGTGTTAAATGGTTTTCTTGCCATTACAATAGGTTCGTGTGCAGGTTTTAGTGCAGTTCCCCAACCTTCCCATTGTTTTGCTTGTTCTGTTTTAGGAATAGTTATGTCTACTTCTTCTGCTTTTCCTGACTTCCATTCTCCTTCACCAAAAGCAGTTCCAATTCCTGATGTTTTTTTACCAACTACTTCTCTATTTTTAAAATTTTCACTTTCCACAGTTCTTTCTAATATAAGATTCATTATCTCTTTCGGTGGTTTTGGAATTAAATGTTTAAAACAATTAAACATTTCAAGAGTCGGAATTGCAGGTTGGCTTTTTATATCTAAAAAATGCGATGCCCCACTACTTTTTTCTGTTATTAAATTATTTTTCCTTAATTCTTTATTTAAATCATTTACAGTAACTCCTGTTGATTTTAGCCATTTTGTAAATTTTATTTTTCTTTTAATTCTTAATTCTTTTGCATCAAGTTTGTCTACTGCTTTTCCAATATTATGTGATTTAGGAAAGCCACTACCATATAACCACCCTAACATATCTCTTATTTCAAATCCAGCATCTTCTATATTGACTGCCATTCTATGATATGTTCTTGAACCTGCAAATGATAAGATATGCCCACCTGGCTTTAATACTCTATATACTTCTTTCCATAATTCTACTTGTGGTACATCATAATCCCACGACTTTGACATGAATGAAATTCCATAGGGTGGGTCGGTTACTACACTATCAAAGTAGTTATCCTCAAAGTCTTTTAAGACTTCTAAGCTATCTCCACATAGTATTTTATTTTTCATAATTTTTTTGGGATATGTCGCCAGACCAATAAGAATCGAAAGCATATATTTGACCAAAGGTAGACAGGATTGGTTACCTGCGACACTCCTTTTAAATGCCAATACATGTTCATTATCTTTATCCCAAATCCTTGTTGTAGCCATGTTCTTTGGCTGTTTTTATTATATCTTTTACAGGTATGTATTTGTTGTACTTAAAGCAATACAATTCCATCATGTCTTGTAGGTCTGATGAAACTCTACCTGAAGATTCTACATATTGAATTTCATAGATATTATTAACTTTACAATATACTAAGATGCTGTTTAGTTCTTTGGTATCCATTAGAAATTCTCTTGTAGTTCAGGGAAATGTTGGTCTAATCCTTTTCTTCTTAGTCTTTCAATGATTCTTTTATGAGTAGATACATTTTCTTTTAGTTCTTTGTATTGAAACTTAATCCACTCTTTTAATAGATATTGTGAATCATCTACTTGTATCATGCCCATTTTTTCTTTGATTACTTCAGGGATTTGACCATCATATCCATTACAATAAAAGCCCATAGCTTCATCATCTTTTTCCCAAAAGCCATCATGTGTACAACTGGTGCTTATGTAATA